GCATCGGACTGCTTGTTCTGAGAGGAAGCGTCGGGACGCTCACCGTCATTGCTCCAGCAGTCAGGGCCGGTGATGTTGTCGGCATCGTAGGACGATGCGTAGAAGATACGGCTGACCTTGGGTGCGGCCTTGACGATGATGACTTCCAGATGGCGGTCATCAATGGCAGCGATCTCCTTGCCACCTGCTAGCAAACGAAACACACCACCTTTGATGGAGATGCGCTTGGTGTTAGATACGCCGCCACCTGTGAGGGCTTTGGCTGTATCGGACAGTTCGTTGTTACGAGCAAATGCAGGGACGTTTGAGGGGGAAAAAAGCGTTATGTTTGACATATAAAACTCACTTGGTTGGTTTGGTGATAACGATGTTGAACTCCGAGTGGGAGTTCAGTCCCGGAGGCAGAACCCCCGGGTTCTCTTCAAGAAACTGTGCCATGTTGGTCTGAGCGATACGCTTCTCCAGCAACTCGACAGCGCCGTGCTCAAGGATGAACTCCTTGAATGAGCCCCAGTCGTTTGTGTTGTAGCGCGTCGATTGACGCATGGACACAGTCCCAAAGGGACTCTTGACAGATGTGACACCCAGTGCCTTCATCTGGTCTTTGATTTCAAACTTGATCTCGTCTTGCGCGGCCTTGAGTTCTTCCAACTTGGTGTCGTACTCTTTGGTCATCGCGTCGATTTCAGTTTTGATTTTGCGGTAAATTTTTACCAGCTTATCTAGAGGAATTGATTCTTCATTCACTTGCTTCTCCTGTTATTGTTTGTCTAAGGTTGGACAGTTTACACGTTTACGTTTGTTTTGCAACTCCTTTCAAGAATTTATTTCAAGCTCAAACATCTGAGTTAGAAGTGAGTTCTCACTTACCTTTCCCTCCAATGCTTTGAACATCTTTTTCTCGATGGGTGAGCCTTGAATGTGTATGACCGTGACCTTGTCCGAGTTCTGTCCCTTGCGGTCGGCTCGCGCAATACATTGGATGTACTGCTCCACGCTCATCAGAGGGCCAAAGAATACAACCGTGTCTGCCGCAGTCAGGGTAATCCCGTGGGCTGTGGCTTGTGGTTGCATTACCAACACACGCGGGTCTTGTTCGTGCTGGAATCTGTGGATGATGCTTGAGCGTTTTGTTGGGGTAATCCCCCCGTGGATGCACTCATTGGCAATGTTCTTCTTGGTCAGGTGCGCTTGGATGGTGTCGATGCTTGATCTGAACAGCGCAAATATGATGACCTTACGCGCTGTCTCTTCCAAGATTTCTTCCAGCACACCGAGGCGTGGTGCGGCATCAAACTCGACGACTTCTTTCTCGTCTGTGTACACAGCACCGCAACTGATCTGCAACAACTTGGATACACCAGCGGCGGCATTGACCGCGCTGATTGTTTCGCCTGCGGCTTGCACCAGCATGCGATCTTTCAAGAGGTTGTAGTACTTGGCTTGCTGTGGTGTGAGGGGTACTTCGCGTGTGGTGGTGAGCACTGGTGGTAAGTCAAGACACTGTTCCTTGCTGAACCTGATGGCTGGTTGCAGTGCCTCGTGTACCAACTCAGCAGCGTTGTGCTTTGCCGCCCACTTGTACAGGGTGATCTTGTTCATCACCTTGTCGCGCCACGCCGTGAAGAAGTTCGGTACTCCATCGGGGTTGACGATCTTGGCCAAGCCATACGCATCGGCTGGCGACTGCGATGCGGGTGTACCAGTCATCATCCACACATGGGTCGTTGGCTTGATGATGGACTTTAATGCTTTCCAGCGGCGTGTGGTGATCGTCTTGTATGCGTTGGCCTCGTCCACGATGACCAGATCGAAGCGGCCATCAGCGTTAATCTCATCGGCTATCAGGTTCACGCCTTCGTAGTTCGTGATGACGAATTCATAGTCCTGCTGAATCATCTCGATGCGACGGCTAGCCTGCGTGTGGTGCGCGACGATGGCCGAGCGATGGATGATGCTGTTGCTTAAGTCTGCCAGCCATGCAGATTGCATGATGGACAAGGGGCACAGAATCAAACAGCGACGAACCTTGCCAAGCGACATCAAGTAGTCCGCTGCCCATAGCGCCGATAGCGTCTTGCCTGTGCCGGGCTCCGAGAACACAAACGCCTTGCGGTGCATGGTCAAGAAGGCAGCAGTCTCAACTTGGTGCGCCATTGGCTTGTAACGACCGGGCCACTTGTACTTGCGTGTGATTGGCGAGGGCACATCTTTTACGCCGAGGTTCTTCAGAACCCTAACCTCATCCAGCCCCCAGTAAACGGCAACATTAAAACCACCGTCATCACGTTCCATGACTTTGTGTTTAGGTATGACGCTGTACTTTTCTGGGTTTCTGGTTTTGAATATTAGGGCCTTGTCTTCAAGGATCTTCATTGCTTCTCCATCGGTTTTTACTTGTTGTCGCTTCGGTTCGAACCGCGACTGCGCATACGAAGGTTGTTTATAGTAGTTGTCCCTCCGCTACGGATAGGCTTGACGTGGTCAACGTCTTTGCCATCTCCCTTCGCCGCCTTACCTGCCTTGACCATCATGCGCCGCGCCTTCACGCGTTCGCCTGTCTTCTTGATCTGTTCGGGTTTGCCTTGATAGTTCTCGTACTCTTTCGCATAGTTACGTGTTGCCATGATTAACTCCTAGTGTTTTGGATTGAACTCACATGTTTTGACTGGGCACCACGGGCACAGCGCGGAGGACTTGGGGTTCCACACGCCGGATGCGGCACACTGTTCCAGCTTGGCCACACGCTCCCGATACTCCCACCAGCCAGCATCGACCTCGTCCACGGCCATGCTTGCTTTGACCATATCATTCTTGACCACGAACAGTAAAGCTGAGTTGATCTTCCTGATGTGTGAGAAGTGCTTAAAGACCATCAAAGACATGAGCTTCAACTGGTCGCGGTCTGGGTACTTGTTGTTGCCGGTCTTGTAGTCCACCACCCGCGCCGTCAAGTTGTTGTCGTCAATGATGAGCAAGTCGGCAATGCCTCGCACCCAGCGGTTCTTGTCGTGGAAGTCACAGGGCTGCAAGTCCCGCGTCAGCCCCATCTCGTACTCGCACAACTTCCTGCCGGGCTTGGCTATCAGCGCATCGAGCATGTCCTTGGCGTACTCAAACTCAGGCGGCATGGATGTGCCATCCTTGATGTAGAACTCAGCGGCAGTGTGGAACTGCTTGCCGTAGTTGGTAGCCTCGGTCTCTTGGAAGGGGAAGTTGTTGAGCACCTTGACTTCGTGATACCGGCGAGGGCACCCCTCGAAGTCTTTCAGTGCGCTGTGGCTCCACGTGATTGGTTTCATCAAAACCTCGCTGAGTTGATTGCAATACTCAGGCGCTTGGCAAATCCTTCTACGAACTCCTCGCGCTTGTTTAGTTTGTGTTCCTCCATGTCACGCAGAATGGCATGCACCAACTCGTGCCAGAAGGTTTCCTTGACGTCATCGAGACTGAACTTGCGCCCAGTCATGCCGTTGCGTAGCCCCAGCTTGATCTTCTGCTCGAGGTACATGACGCGCCCCATATCGAGCTTGTCCTGCATGGCCTCCACGACCTCGATGGAATACCATTTCTCCCCGATTCTTATTTTCTTTGGCAGTGTTAACTCTGTCATTGTTTTGCTTCTCCATATCTAAGGTGAGCACCACCTTCAGCGGCCAGAGGAATCCCCGGCATGTACTTCGGCTCCAATGTCATCTGCGCCAAGACCCAAGTCTTAGCGTCAGCGACCTCTGCATCAGGCACAACAACGATCTGCTCGTCATGCACTGTTCCCACCACGGGGTACTTCTTCGATACCCTCAACATTCCATCGGTCATGACAATACGCGCCACGGCCTGCGTCACGTTGTTCGTCACTTTCCCTGCATACAGCTTGGTAGCGTTTGGCCCGTATACCCACTGGCTCCTACCTTTGTCATCTTTCTCGCGTCGCAACTGTGGGTAGAGCAAGCTCATCCCATTGGGTAATTCTATACGTTCTTTGCTGAAGGTCAAGCACTTGTACTGGAAGACTTTGCCACCGTACAGGCTGGACTCGATCAGGTTGGAACACATATCCCAGAAGGTAGCAACGGGGTGGGCCGTGGCGCGGTAGATGTCAATGATCTTCTTGGCGGCAAGGCAGTGCGTCAGCAGCTCTTGATCGGTGCAGGTGTGCGGTATCTCCAGCATCTTGGCTACGTTGTCTTCCCAGTCAACAAACTTCTGGGCATAGGCTTGATCGACCCCCAGCGTTTTGGCAAAGGCTTTTTCGTAACGGACTGGCGGCGCACCAAGGAACCCCACAAGAAGCTGGGCCGCGAACGATGCCCAACCGAGACCATACCCGCAACCCAAGAGCGCACTCTTCGCAGACTGCCGGAGGTCGGGATGAGAGTCCTTAGTAAGTCCGGGTATGTTAAACATCTGCGCTCCGAACGCCGCGTAAGGGTCACCACCTGACCTGAAGATGTCAAGCATCTCATGGTAATCCGAAAGCCACGCGAGTACTCGCGGCTCAATTTGTGAGAGGTCACCGACGACCAGACTGTGCCCTTCGGGAGCCATAATCGCTTTGCGTAGGAAACTGCCTCGCTTGAGGTTTTGCATGTTGATTGCTGACCCCTTTGCCGCCGTCCAGCGACCCGAGAGAGCGCCATAATATGAGAGAGGAACAGGTAGCGTTCCGCGCTGAGAAATGTCGAGGAACCTCTGGGCTCGTGTGCGCTCGGTTGTGGATTTAACCCGAAGGCGAGCCTCACAAAGAAGGGCAACGTCTTCACGTTCACCGTTGAGAAGCGCTTGGAAGAGGGCGTCATTCTTCGCCAGTGCGAGCGTTTGCTTGCCGGTAGTCTTACTGACTTTCGTCGGGGGAGTAACCCCAAGGCTTTCAAGTATGGCAGCAAACTGCGGGTTCGACGCGAGCGAAGCTTCCTGAATGCCCAGCCTTTGTAATAAGCCTTCACGTAGTTCTCCTTCTTCTGTCAGTGCTTTGATGAGCATCTTGCTGTCAAGCTCAAGCGTGGGTCGTGTGTACATCTTGAGCGTCATGTCAATCAAACGCAGTTCGCTCTTGGGATAGCCTTCTACTAGTCGGTTGAAAATTTGTTCACAAAGATATACGTCATGGGCGCAGTACTCTGCGAGTTCTCTTTCAATCTCTGGCGAAATTGATACGAGGCCGTTTGTGCTATGTACGGCTGTCCCTTTTGGGGGAAGATTAAAATCTCCCGCAAGTTTGGCGAGACTATTGCCAACTTCCACGCCGCGAAGAGCGCGCCCCATTGATAGCGTGTCGAATATGAAGGCAGGGTGGGCGTTGTATACCCACTCCATAATGGATACATCGAACTGTGCGTTGTGCGCCAGCACTGCGGTTCGTCCCCAATCGACTCCAGAAAAGTATTCACGAAGTCCTTCTCCTCCAATCCACTCAATGGGACTATCGGTTCCGAGCTCATGTACGCATACTCCAAACGCTTTGAATCTCTTGTCACGGATGTACTCCTCTGTTGTCATCTTTGATAGTGTGTAGTCTTTGCTGTCCCATCGAGTCTCAAAGTCGATGGCGATGATTCGGTCAAATGGTTTACTCAATTGAATGCCTCTTTAGAGGGAGCGTCGATAGTGTTTAAGAACCCGAAAAAATCATTGGCTTTGATCATGATTTCTGCTGCCTCCATTTCGTCTAAGTTCATGGTGGCCACCTCCAACTGTTCTGCGGCGGTGTTCTTGAGAATGAGCACTGCTTGGTTTGCGTCGGGGCCGTAGCAGGTGAGTATCTTCAGTACCGTGGTCTTGAAATGCGCCTTCTCTTCGTCCGACATCGCCCTGAGCAACATGTCTATTGCTTGTTCTTGATCCATTCTGTGATCTCCTGTAGTTGGTTGATGTTCTTCTCGTTGACCACAAGTGCGTAGCCGCCTGCGTTCAGTATCCGATTAAGCTCGCGCTCTTGAAGCGCAGTGGTCGTGCCCTTGCCAGCTTTACACTCGATGGCTATGAAGTAGCCGTCCAAGCAACCGATGATGTCAGGGATGCCTGCCCGTCCCATGCCGTTTTGCATAGGCGAGAAGTGATACACCCCCATGCGGTCAAGCTCTTCCTTGACGCGCTTCTTTACTTTTGCCTCAGGAGTTAGTGCCATCTTGCACCTCCGCCAGCTTCATCATGTAGTGCTTGGCCTTGCCCAAGTCATCGCTCCCGTCTTTGCGCCCAGCACGTAGGCTGTACTTGAGAATGTTGCCCTTGAGAAACCCTACGAACTCCTCGTGCGTCAGCACCGACTCCATCAATTCCCACGGCTGTATGGCCATGTCTTTGTAGTGATTGCCGCTGATCTGTAAGTCGTCAGCCCTTGTTCCGTTGAAGTGTTTGTCCATCTTGCTTCTCCTGTAAAAATTTTCTAAGCCATTTATTTGCGCCTAGCTTCACCCACTGTTCGTACTCGCTTTGCGTCAAACGAACGCTTATGGCCCTTCCGCTTTTGGTCAGCTCACTTTTTGGTCTAGGCATTGATGTTGCTCCCCTGCTGACTTGGTTGTAAAAATTAAATGGCAGTTGGTACAGCGCCACAATGTGCCTTGCTCGACCACTGTCTGGCGGTTCCCGTGAAGGCCGCGAAGTTTACCCATAAAAGTTCTGATCTGTTCAATCATGTGTTCTTTTCCTTTAGTTTGGCTTCAATGGCTCGGATATGTTCTTGGCTGGGTTCGTATGGTTTGTCGGTCATTCTTTACCTCCAGTCATTGCCCATTGTTTTGCTTTCTCAGCCATAAACA